GGAATAAGCCATCCTTCTCTCTCTTCATCTATCTTATAACCAAATGGAGCCAATGTTCCCATCATTGGGATTGGTATATATTCCACTCTGTTATCTGGCTGAGGCAATATCCACTTACCAACACCTCTGTCCATATCAATCCTCTTCCACTCTATCCTTTGCTGGCAAAATCATAATGCCGTTGTTGGTTTCAACCTGCACCTTATCTGTCTTAACAAAGCCAGCCCTGTCCAGCAGGTCTTTAGCAGCGTTAAGCTTCTCTTTAATACCAAGCTCAGTGGGAGACATTATACCATCGACAATGGCTCTAGCAGCCTTAGGAGCATTCATTGCAATGTAGAGCTGAGTGGCTTCTACAATTTCTTCCTTCAAGAAGTTGGTGATTTCTCTGGTGCTGTAGCCATCAGAGAATCCAGCAAGACGCTTAGCTGCTGTGGCATTGCCACCAGCCTCATCAAATAAAACATCAAGAAACTTCTTGTGTTTGTCTGTCAGTTCTTTAGCCATTAAACATCAATCCTCTTATTTGTAGTGATACACCTAAATGCCACTCTTGTAGGCAGGTGATCATATTCTTCCTGTAGAGACACAGCAACTGCTTTGGCATGTCTCAAACATTTCATTTCTTCTTTAAACTCAGTCTGATATTCTTCTCTCAACACTTTGCAGTCTAGAGCTATGCATAGAATAAACTCAGCAATAAACATTTAAAGTTTTCTTACTGGATCAAAATATTCTTCTACAGAGATATTAACATCAAAGTTGCCTGTGCTATCTGTGAAGCAAACTAGTTTATCGCCTTGATGCAATGATAGGGAGTTTGAGCTTATTTCTACAAAAACACTATTAGAACCCATTCTATATGTTCTTAGTAGATATCTGTAAGAACTTTCTTCTTGATGATAAAACTGTATAGAAATGTCTTTATTAGCAACTGAACCAGAAGAAATAAGCAAAAAAGTAACTACAGCAGAGAAATTAGTCGGGCACTCATATAACAACTGAGCACTAGCATCAGCGGCTGTAGCTGTAACATTGATTCCCTTTGTTACAAATTTGGCAACATCTTTTGCTGGCATTACTTCTTCTTCATTCTAGAAGCTTCAGACAAAGCAATGGCTACAGCCTGCTTTGGGTTTTTAACCAAGGGGCCACCTTTACCACTGTGCAACCCTTTGGCTTTAAACTCACGCATAACCTTACCCACCTTAGCGGTTTGCTTCTTTGTTAATTGCGTAGCCATATTATTTCTTCTTAGGCATGCCGCCTTTAGCCATAGCCTTCTTAGGCTTACCAACACCAATCATAATGGCTAGCATAGGTTTCTTTTCCATACCAGCTTTAGCAGCACCACCTTTAGCCATTTTCATGGGGGCTTTCATTTTCTTTTCGTTCATCATAATAGTCTCCTTTATTTCTTAGCTTTTTGCTGAGGAGCCATAGAAGCTCCACAATTGGCGTAGCCGCCCTTATTCATCATCATAGACTTCTTGGTGGCATAACCACCCTTAGCCATCTCTTTCTTCTTTGCAGAAGCAGCAGGAGCACTAGAAGGCTTGTTAGTCTGTGTGCCACCAGCTTTGTAGTCTTCAAAGGCTTTAAGCTCAATGGCATTGGCCTTGTCTAGATAGCTGTTTCTAACATCTTGAGGGATGGTTTTATCTTCAGCCATGTCTCTATATTTTTTAACTTTCTCTGCATCTGTTGCCATAATTATTTCCTTTTGCCTTTGCCCATATACACAGCATTGTATGCCATTTTTTTCTTAACCATACCACCCTTAGCCATACCAGTGCCTGAGTATTCTGTTGGATTGCTTGAGTCTCTGTTAGCAGACCCCATAAATTCATTATCACTGCCGTTGCTTTGTCTGCCTTCAGTGGCTGTGGCAGACTTTATACCAGCAGCCACAGTGGCTCCAGCAGCGCCAGCAGCCCCAGCCCTAACAACAGTTCTGGTGATGGCTCTATCAATGGCTTCTTCTTTAGCTGCCTTTGCAGCACCCTTAAGCTTTGGGGTGTCAGCAACTATCTTCTTCAAATCATCCATAGTGCTGGCATTGCTTTTAAGGGAAGGCATGCTGCTCCATTTGGTGCCAGAAATGCTGCCACCACCTCCACCGCCACCCTCTAGCTGCTGCTCATCAATGCCTCTTTTGCTGCCTTTACTTGTAGCCATTATTTTCCAAACTTCTGTTTCTGACCTTTAGGGGGTTGTTTAACACTACCACCACCTCCAGCCCAAAGCTCCTTATCAGCCCAATAAGCAGCACTCATCTTTCCTTTGGCAATGTTATCTCCATGCCTTGCTTTAAAATTGGCTCTTGCTTCTGGAGAATAATTATGTCCCATAGAGGCATCTCCGAAGTGAATGAGTTTTACCACACTTCCCTCTTTTGCCAACACCATCATCTTCTTTTCTGGCTTGTCTGATTTCTTGGGCTTATTATACCCATCAAAGGTTTTGCCCCTGTATTCAATTGTCATCTGTATTTCGCTACCTTTCTGGCTATGGCCTTTGGCTGAGCAACAAACTGCTTGCCAGCTTTGTTACCAGCAGCCTTAGCCTTATTTGTAGCAGCCTTCTCTTGAGCAGACAAACTCTTCCAAGCAGCCTCTGGTAAATATCTCTTCTTCCCCTCAGAAGGACTCCCATCACTGGTAGTCCATTTCTGCTTAGTCCATTCCTTCAAAGACTCCTGTGGCTTCTTCATTTGGTATAGCCCCCACCCTTTGCTTTATATTCCTTAGCCAATAGCTGAGCTTTCCTAGCACTCCATTCACCAGCATCACCACCCTTGCTACCAGCTTTAATCTTGTTGAATAACGCCTTCCTCATTGTGGGCTTGGTATAAACCCCTGCACTGTTAACAGAAGAAGCCTTCTTATCCATACCTGTTTCCTTTTCTATCTCTCCAACCCTCAGCCACCATTGCCTTTTCAACAGCATCAAGAGGAAACCAATAGCCTGTATGCTTTTCCAAAGCTGTTCTTACAAAATAGACATCACTATGAGGAATGTGGATGTTATCAATATTGCCTCTGTGCATGGCTGCATAGACATCAGTGACAACAGAATAGGGCTTGGATGATAACAATCCAATGGATTCTAAATGGGTCTTAGTGGATAACAAACTTACAGAAGGCTTTTTCATATTGGTTTTAATTATTGATAACATTGTATAGAAGCATACCTATGTTATAGATGTTAATGTATGAAGATATTTATATTACTAGTCTTTTTCATAATATGATATTAAGTAGTAAATAGTGTCTTTATAGGTTTATAACATATTATAGGTAATTAACATAAGTAGTGTTATAAAGATATTATATACTTATAACAACTTAAGCTTTAACAACTATATCATCTATATCACCCCCCTTACCCCCCATAGTGTTACATGCTTTGTTGGGTGTTGTCAAGCTTTGTTTTCTTCTTCTTCTTTCTTATAACTAGTCGAGATGCTCTTCCATCTTAAAAGCCTTTTAAAGGGCTTTAGAAGAGCTTTACAGCCACTTTCTCTTGTTGTTAAGGGGGTAGGTGCTATAAATTAGGGACAGGTTCTGTAGCTCGTTTAAATCATTATAGCATAAAGTGATATAGAATGGAAACTATATTACATTCCTGTATATGGACATAGTTGATTATAACTACTACTTTATCATTACTTAGTTAAAATACCACTTCTGTGGGCGTATGCATATACAACTAGCGCCATACCCCCCCGTGGCCCACGCCTGCCCCCAGCCTCGCCGCCGCACTGGTGCGAGTGCATGCATAATGCACAGCCCTGCGCTAGGTGATGCTATGTGGGCGCATTGATTTCACCTAAAGTGAAATATCTACAGCAGAATCAACAGCTTACACTATAGTGTAATGTGATCGAATATCTTAGGTTTACTAAAGTAAGCACCAAATTGGGGCAGATTTAGGGTATACCACTAGAACTAAAGTGGTGGTATATACTCTTCTCTGATATCCCCTACCCCTTATCAAAAAGTGTTAGAGGGTTTTCCCATCCCCCAAAAGTGTTACAGGGTTTTTACCATCCACCAAAAGTGTTACAGGGTTTGCACCATTAGGGGTTTCCCTTATCAAGCTGTCTTTTGCTTTTTTATTTTTTTAACGCATTTTA